ACCGTCCTCGACGCACGCACCGAATCACCCAACATCTTGTCCGCGGCGGCCTGACACTGAGCGGTCGTCGTCAACAACGGCGACGCGTACTCACGGGTCACACGGCCATACGGGCCGGTGATAGACATCGGTCCAGTCTTCACCTGGGCTGCAGCGAACACAGCCGGTCGACCCGTGTCGTCGTCCTCAGACTGGGTGCCCTTAGCGAAGACCGCGTTATATATGCCCTCGCGTGTGTCCGTGCGGCTGACACCGATCACAGTGCCGCCGACACCATCCCGCAACGTGTACGCAGGAGATGGCACCTCAGGCAACGGGGGGAGCAGTAGCAGTGTGCCGTACTCGTCCACCCGCAACCGGGCAGGCCACGCGTTGGCCAACTGCTGCAACGCTGCCAGCCGTTCCGAACCCCACACAGTGCCCACCGGTACCGCGCGGTCCACCAGATCCGGGTGCACGTCCACCGGAAACTGCCCAGGGGTCAGACGGCGGAACTCCGAGGTGAACGTGCCGCCCTGCCGGGAGACGATCGGCACAATGAAGTTGTCATCCTCCACAGCCTTCAGCACAGACATGCCCGTGACCGTGACCGTGTCGTCGTCACCGTCAGTCTCATGGACACGGAACTTGCCGACTGGGAAATCCCACTCCTGACCGTCGTAACCCGCCACCCGCACACCAATGTCCAAGGTCTGACCGAAGCGCGCCAGAGGGTGCACCGGGTCGTCCGCGGGCAACCAGTCCCGGCCATCCGCGAACCGTGGCACCGTGATAGTGCACTGCACCTGCACCGTCGTGGAAGTCGACGCCGTCACGCCGCCGGAGATGATCGGCACGTCCTCCGCGAGCAAGTCCGTGCCCAGCCACGACGAGCACGTCGGTGCCCACGACGCCACGTTCGCCAACGCAGCGTCCAACGGGTCCGGGAACAGTACCGGGGCGGGTGGTGCGTCGGCTGCCAACAACAACCCTTGGTATGTGGTGCCCGGGAACGCCAGACCAGGCAGCGCTGAAGTCAGTGTGCTCACTGCCAAACCATCGTCTCGAACTCGGCCACCATGACCCCAGCCATCGCAGCCTCAAAGTCAGCCCACGTCGAACCGGACCAGTACGCCTCCCACTGGGCCACAGTCGCCACCGCGGCCGGAGTGTCAGCACCAGGGTCGTCCACCGGCTGCACCGCCAGGTCCCACTGCCGTTCCGACGTCAGGTTGTGCAACTGTTGCGACGGTGCGGCCGTGACCAACGCGACCAGTGCAAGCGACGCGTCACAGTCCACGATCCGGCACCGGTCCGGGTTGTGGAGGAACACCAACGGGGCACCCTCCCCGAGCAACGTCCGCAGTAGACGCGTGTCCGCGCCCGACGTGATGCCCTGCTGAGCCTGAGACTCGGCCAGTGACACGTCATGCCGGGCCACCGGTGTCGTCCGGCCAGCGATCCCGTGCACCGACTGACGCAACCCTGGGGCACGAGCGTCGCCGGGCAGGCGGAAGAAGTCCACCGCACGCCGTGACGACAAGTCGGTGACCAGGTGCCACCCGTCGTAGGACCGGAACACCGGCCCAGCCTCGAGCGTCCCGTCGTCAGTGGTCAGGGTGTACACGACCGGTGCGTTCAACGGGGCCAACGGGTCAAGGAACGACATGGTCCCACCCGTGGCAACCTGGGTGCCACGTGCACCACGCACATACCACGACGTGGTACCCGATGTGCCGACCAGCACCACCGGACCGGACAGGCCCGTCGTGTCAACCACGAGCACCAGGGCTGAGCCCGACATGGCCGAGTCGACAACCAGCGCGCCACCAGGAATCGGCATCAGGACACTCCCGCCATAGCAGCCCGACGCCGACCAGCAGACGCGGTGCGCAGTCGACCGTCGATGAGGTTCAGTAGTCCGTCAGGGCCGACCTCGAAGCGACCCTCAACACTGAGACCGTCCAGGCTGTCCGTAGGCGTCAAATGCTCCCGCTTCCCGAGACCGTTGTAGACCGCGTTCCAACCAGGGTCAAGTGTGCCACCCGTGTCGAACACCTTAGGCTCCACCCGGCCACCCTGATTGGCGCGCAAGTGGAAGTGGTCATTGTGTGTCCGCGCGGTGACCCCCGACAGGGTGTGCGGTTTCCCGTACTTCCGGGACCCACCAGGCCCGGCCGGCGTGTAGTACGCCTCCCGCCACTGCCGGATATCGCGGACCTTCAAGAAGTCGCGGAGCATGTTGCCCGACGCGAAGTCCGCAGCCTCGTTCAACGCGTGACCGGACACGAACCCTGACAGGGTGCGCGCACCAGGACGGTACCCCGACGTCATCCGCGCGCCCGTGATACCCGTGACCATCGCACCGATCTGACCCGACGTCATCTTCGTACCCGTGTACCCGGCAGACGACGGACCAGACCCACCGAAGAGCGTGTCCCTGACGTACTGTCCGAGCTTCGACCCGACCCCCTTGAGGGCACCCTTGGCGACGACCCCAGGCAAAGAGTTGCCGACACCATCCAGCAGGCGACTAGCCAGTTTCTTGACCGCCCCGAGCGGGTCACGGAAAATGTCGATGAGACCACCGAACTTGGACTTCGCGGACCCGTACAGGTCGGCAATGTTCCCACCGACCTGCCCACCGTTAGCGAACCCAGGCAGGCGACCGGTCCGGTTGATGTAGTCCAACGCGCCAGGCTGTTCACGGTCCAACCGCATCGCCGACGACTGACGAATCACCCATTCCTTGGCGCGTAGCAGCGCCGGAATGTTGTCGATCTTCGAGTACATGCCACCGGGGGAAGTGCCGGGGACAGGGCCACCACCAGCGAGCAGGTACCTTCCGCCGCGACCACGCGAACCCGAGTTCGACGCTGCATCCGTGACTGTCGCGGGCAGACCAGGCACCGGGATCAGGCTCAACCGCAGGGACACACCAGGGATCTTCGACAACAGTTTGTTGATTCCACCAATGAACTTGTCGTTGATGAACTTGATGACGCTGCGGATCGGACCGGCAACGGTGCGAGTGATCGCACCCCAAATCTTACCGATGCCATCCTTGGCCGACCCGAAGGCGTCCGCGATAGAACCAATACCGGACCTGAACTTCTTGAAAATCGCCGACACCAAGTCCCACTGTGTGGTGACAATCGCCTTGATGCCCTTGAACGCCGGAACGACCGCCTTCTCCCACAAGAACGTGGCAGCCTTACCGACACGTTCGAGACCCTTAGCGAACACAGGGAACACGTTCTTCGACGCCCAGTCCACGACTGCGGAAACAACGGCCTTGATGGCCGCCCAAGCCTTGTCCATGATCCGCCGAGCAGTCTCGTTGTTGCGGTACAAATATACGAGACCAGCGGCCAGCAGCGCCACCGCCGTAACGACCAGGCCAATCGGGTTGGCCCTCAAGACGATATTGAACGCCTTGACAGCAGTCACGATCTTGTTCAGGATCAGGAAGCCCGCAATGGTTCCGATGAACGTGGCAACGACCGTCTTGTTGTCCATCAGCCACCCCCCGAGCAACTGGAGTGTAGGCAGCACGTCAGTCTTGAAATAGCCGAACGCCGTCCTTGCTACGTCCCCGACTTTCGAGATGCCGGCAGCGAACTGTCCGCCGACACCCTCACCGTTCTTGAACCCTTCGATGAAGTTCTTGATTGCAGGGATAGCGTGGTCGTTCAGGAACGTAACCACTTTGTTGGCGATGGGCAGGAACGCGACCCCGATGGTCGTTTTGAGGTCGTTCCAGCCCTTACCCAGGATCTTGATCTGGTTGGACAGGCTGCCCTGGGTACGCTCGGCGTCCCCTTGCTGGAGGATCGTCTGCTCCATGATCTCAGCCTGTGCTGCAAGGACACGCTGCTGTGGGGTGAGCGCGTTCTTCGTGGTGTCCACGATGCCCTCCTTCAGGGCACGGTTACGCAACGTCTGGTCATCCAACAGCACACCGAACCGACGCAACGGTTCGGACTCACCACGAAGGCCAGCGCCGAGAGCCATCACGGCCTCCTCCGGGGTGGTGTTGTTGAACGACGCAAGGTCAGACGCCAACCCGGTGAAGTCCGTGGAGAACCCTGCCAGGTCGCTACCCGTCAACCCTGCAGACTTGCCGAAGATACCGAACGTTCCCGACGCGTCCAGCGCGGCCTGCTCCGTCAACAGGATGTTCTTGGAGGAGTCCTTCGCGTACCGTTCAACCTGCCCGGAGGACTTGCCGAAGATCTGGTCGTTCTTCGAGATCGTCTCACCCAGGTCGGCAGCGTCGGAGATCGCGCCAGTCAGGAACTTACCGCCCGCGTACGCAGCGAACAACCCAGCCAACGGCGCGGCCCGCCTGATCGACTTCTTCAACCCGCCAGCGAACCCCTTACCAGCCTTACGACCGGCAGCGTCACCGTCAACCTTGCCCATCTCACGGTCGACGTCCTTGCGCATGCCCCGACCCGAAACGGTGAGCGACACGTAAGCTGTGGCCAGCTCGACTCCTGATGCCAAGAGGGTCACCACCTGTCTGCGCCTAGCGTGTATCAACGGGAAGGGGTAGTCTTCTGTACTTCACACACCACCACCAAGGACAAGGGCCATGAGAGCACTCACCGCAGCCGCAGCCGCACTACTCACACTCACCGCGTGCAGCAACACCAGCGAACCAGCCACCGAACCGGGGCCACGGGTGACCGACCCTGTGGCTGCCCTCGAGGTCGCGCAACAGGTCGAACCCGGCCTGGACCAGTGCGACACGGAGCAGACCATCGACCTAGCCGGCGCGGGCACAGCAGCGTGCATCGTGCCCGACGAGTACTTGACTGTCGGTGTCCCGTCGAACATCCTCACGGTCCGTGTGTTCGCTGACTCGGCTGCACAGGCTGAGTACGCTGAGACGTTCGGTGACGACAGCATCCCGACGTATGCCGGGGACGGGTGGACGGTCAGCGCCCCGTCACAATCCCTTGTCGACCAGGTCGTGGCGGCACTCGATGAGTGACAAGCCGTGCGTGAGGTGCGGGGTGCGCAAGTCACAGCACACGGTCAGTGATCGGTGCAAGCACTACGCTGTACCCGCACCGAAGTGGTTGCGGGTAGTGAACGCGGTACTCAGTCGCGCTTCTTGAACCGGCCACGCGCGTCACGCAACGGCCCCGGGTTCGGTTCCACCGCGGGAGGGTCAACCCCAGCCAACTCACGCGACCAACCCAAGAAGTCGTCCAACTCACCGATCGGCAACGGACCCTTACCGAACGTTCTCACGTCAGGCTCAGGCAAACCAGGACGTTGCACCGGTTTCGGCCGGTCCCGGTTTCGTTTCCCGTCCTCAGTCTTCGACCACCACTCGACCTGGAGAATGTCGACGGCAGTCGCCAACAGTTGTTCGGTGAGACCCCACTCGGAACGGTCATGGTCAACTGACCGGGCGATCGCAGACCCGCGGGGGGCCTGTTGGATCACAGCGAACATGTCACGCCACGACAAACGTTCACTCGGGAAGTCACGAAGGCGAAGGCCAAGGGCGATCAGGTCATACTCAACAGCGGGGCGGTGCTCCTCGATGAAGTCGAGGAGCTCAATCAGTTTCCCGGCGACCCACCGATGACGACCTCGACGTGCTCACCGAATCGGACACCCAACGCCTGAAACTCGGCGTGGCTCATGTTGTCGATCACGTCGAGCGTCTCATCGGACGCGAGGGACTCCATCAGCCCGAACGTGAACTCGTTCTGGTTGTTCCGGTTCCTCCGGATGAAACCGGGGGTGAGAACCGAATCCGTGCGGGCATCGAACGTGTACTCGGTGCCGTCGTGGTCGAACGAGAACACGGGGTCGAACTCGACACCCTCGTCCTTCTTCTTGCGGTCGGTCGGCTTCTTGGCGCCTTCGGGAACAGTAGGCATGGCGGATGGCCCTTTCGTTGCGGAGTGGTGGAGGCCCTAAGTTGTGCGACCCGTCCCCGCCGAGGGCCTCCGCAGGAAACGGCGGGGACGGGGATCAGGAGGAGACGATCAGGTGGTCACACCGTCGTCAGAGTAGATGAACGCCTTCACCCCGTTGTTGTCGGGGAACGCTTCCATCGTGACCTGCCGGCCGGTCGCGTCCGTGTGCACGAACTGCACGTCACCGACCTCAGTGATCTGCCCGTTCGGGACAACCACGCGGCACAGTGCGTCGCCGTCCTTCATGTCGAACACGCGGGCCTTGACCGGCAGTGCCTCACCCTTGATGAGCACGTCACGCAACGTGCCCAGGGTGATGGTCGGTGCGGTCTCCGTCACGTTCGCGTCACCGTGCAGATCCTTGAGAACCTCCGTGTTGGTCTCCAGGTACGTCCACGAGAACGTCACGTCGTGCTCGGTCTGGACCGTGCGAACAGCGTCACCACCCCACGCACGGATCTTGTTCGTGGTCCGGTTCTCCGTCATGGAGAGACCGTCCTCACCGACGTACCCGGACGCGACCAGTGCAGCGTCGAGAGCAGTGGCGGTGTCGGTGGGCAGTGCGGTGCCGAGGGGGCCGGAACGGATGCCACCCGTGGCAGTTGCGGGTCCGTAAACCCGGACGTCAGATGCAGCCATGATGGCTTCCTTTCAAGGGTTGCGGAGGCCCTGAAAGTGTGCCCGGTTTGTGACCCCGAGCGTGCGACGGGGGGACTAGGTCAGGACTTGTCGTCCTTGGGTGGCGCGGTCTTCTTCGTGATGACCTCAGGGTTGGGCAGTGGGGTCTTACGCCACCCCTGCGCCTCGTGAGCCCCCACGGCACCCTCAGGGACGACCAGGGACACGTCGCGGATGCGCGGGTGGTAGACGGTCACTCGATCAGTCACGGTGTTACCTCCAGGACGGTCATACGAGAATGGACAGTGGCAACAAACTGGAACCGCACCTTGCCCGGACGGTTGTAATCAGGCAAGTTCACAGGCAATGTGCAGTCAACCCACCGGAACGGGACACCCCCGAAAGAACCCCCAGCAGCAGCACGCAAACGAGCCAACGCCTCACCCGACGTAGCCCACGCCACCGCCTCGTCATCATCCCAACACTCCACCAACACCTGCTGTTGCGTGACCACCACGTCACGCACAGCACCGCCCGTAGTGGCCACCCTCACCACCGGACCGGCAGGTTCAGGGTTCGGGTACCGTGTGCCAACCCACGCGCCCATGCCACCCAACGCGGCCACCACACCAGGCTCAACATCCGGGGGCACTAACAGCTCGTCCACGACTACCGCCCAGCGTCCAGGGAGCGAATCAAGACGTTGTCCCGACTGTTCTTCCGCCGAGCGGCGAACGTGACCGCGATCACCGCAGACCTCGCACGACGGTGCTGACCCGTTTTTAGTGGTCGCGTTGCAGAAGACTTCTCAGCCACGAAACCGTCACCGCACGCAGCAGCGACAGCCTCAGCGCGACGTTGAATGTCGGCCCGCAGTTCAGGCCCCCTGAGCAGGGCAGCGTAACCCTTGCGTTTGTGGACGATACGGACGCTCATCCTGTGACCCTCCGAAGGTTGACCACGTTGCCAGGCTTCCACCCGAACGGCCCGTGATTGTAGTCCTCGGTCTCGCCGATGACCTCGTACTCGACGCCACCAACCCACAAGTGATCTTTCGGTGACGGCGCAAACGTTGGTGGTGCGAACACTTCCACATCCACAACCACACGGTCATGCCCAGCAATCTTCGGTTCGTGCGACGAAGACGCAGCGTACCCGTACACGGCCACATCAACAGGGGCAGCCCACGAGTCGACAAGGTTCCCGCGTGCATCCTTCGTCTGCCCGTCGAACGGTGCATGCCCGACCGTCTGCGCGAGTGGGAAACTCATATCAGCAACGGCGGGTCAGTAGGCGGCGCGAAAAACTCCGAATCACTCACCACACCAGACCCAACCGGCGCAGTGTTCACCGTGAACGCCCGAGCCCTCGCAGTGCCACACAACTTCTGCAACTCCACGATCTCCGAAGGCCAAAACATCGACCGCCGGGCCTGCCTCGTGTCCACAGACTGCGAAAACGTGCCCGCAGACTGCTGCGTCAAAACACCAGTACCCGCCTCGTTCCAACGCAGAATCGCGCCCCTAAGCACAGCCTTCGCCGCTTCAGGATACGCAAAAGCTGCCTCGCTAATGCAAGGGGCGACCCGTGCCGCACGCGCCAAAGCGTCAGCGATCATCGCCTCAGCCTTCTCGTCCTCAATGGTCGCAAACGGCGCCAAATCGAAAGCTGTCAACACCACAGCAGGCACAAGTCACCTCCTCACATCACGAAACGGAACGGGTCAGACCTCGTCGGACAGGGGGTGAGTGCCGCCCTTGACACCCTTCTCGTCGCCGCGCTGCCCCACCAACGGGTTCTGGTGAACGAGCACCGACGCCGGCGAGTTCGGGTCAGACGGGTCATGCTTCGGGTTGGGTACGGAAGCGTAGGACTGTTGGTTGCCGACCAACCCGGAGTAGTCCCCGCGCTTCTGACCGCTGCCCAAAGCGTCCTCGGGGCCACCGGGCTCCGAAGGGTCACCCTGGATCATCGTGGACGGCTTGTCATCATTCTTGGTGGTAGCCATGTTCCTTCTCCTAATCACGTGATTGGTACGTCATGGCACCGCACTCCATGCAGCGCGTGACGTCGTGCGTTGGCCGTGAACGGTTCGTGGCCGGGTCGTCCCCGAGGTGGACGTACCTCTCAATGCGAGGCCCCTTCTCCCCATCACGAGGCAAACAAAAGTCCTCGTGCCGGACCGCCGGGGCGGTAGGAGTAGCAGTAGGCATGAGAGGTACGTCCCTTCGGATCAGGCGGCGATGATGCCGCTCAGTCGTGCAGCGGGCTGGGAGCCGATGACGGCGAGCCCAGTGTAGAACTCGATGCGACCCAACCATGCGGGCTTCGTTTCGAGCTGACGGGGCGCGTCAACCTGCAACCCACCGTTGGTGAGACCCATGACACCCTCCTCGTACTCGGACGTGGAGAAGTTCACCGCGTAGATCGAGTAGGTGGTAGGCGACGTGCCCGCAGCCTCGGAGGTGATGACCGGCGTCTGGTCGGCCTTCTTGCCCGCGTCCAGGATCGGAACACCGTTCCAGGTCGGGACCTCCAACCGACGACCCGTCAGGGTGTCCTCGGTCCAGTTGTTGATCGTCGCGTTGCGGTACGTGCTCCGCAGCAACGCCAACACCGGGGCCGGGGCGTAGATGACGTCCGCGCCGGGGCAGGCGCCCAGGAGCGCGTCGAGCCGGTCGAAGAACGCCGAACGGGTCGCAGCGTCCGTGTTGACCGCCGCGCCGTTGGTGCCCGACGTGAACACCTGGGAGCCGGTGAGCCGCTTCTTGAGTCCGTCGAAGCTGTTGGCGTCCACGGCGGTGTCACCGTTGAAGAACGTGTCCGCGTACTTCGCGGCCACCGAACGGGCCTTCATGTCCCGTTGCGCGGCGACGAGCGAGGCCACGGTCCCGGTGCTGGTCTGCTCCAGGAAACGGTCCACCACGTAGTCACCACCAAGGATCGCGAGCGACTCGGTGGCCGTGGTGAACGTACCGGTGGACTCGGTGTAACCGGCGTTCACCGCACGGAACGCGGCAGCCGGCAACGTGGCCTCACTGTTGTACGAGTACGCACGGCCTGCGATGGGCTCGAACGGGGTGCGGTTCATCACCTGAGAGACGTTGAGCACGTTGACCACCGCCGGGAGGCGGGGGTCCTGAGTCACAACGGCGGCGTCGGCAAGTGTCATTGCCATGATGGGAACTTCCTTTCCATAGGTGCCCCATCAGCGGCGCTGCGGGGTGTGCCTAACCGCGTTTGTTCGCGGCAAGGTCGGCTTCGATTTGCGCCAAATCGGCGGCGCGGGGGTCAGTCGGCCCCGTTGGCGCGGGGCGACCTTGGGAACGGTCAGGGCGAGGAGAACGAGGCTTGCCCGCCTCCTCATTGCGAGCCGTCAGACGCTCAATCTGCTTCAACAACAGTTCGGGCGTCGTCGCGGTCAAGAACAGTTCGGCGTCTTCTTCGTTGATCTCGTGAATCCCCACGAGATGGTCACGGAGCGCGTCAGCGACCTTGCTTGGCACGGTCGCGACCTCGGCCCCAGCGTCGGACAGCCGCTTGGCTACCTTGTCCGACTCGCTCAGTTGAGCCTGTTCCAAGTCGGACAAACGCTTCGCAGCGTCGGCGTTAGCCTTTGCCTCAGTGCGGTACTTCGCGGCTTCGTCGCGGAGCTTCTTGACGTACGCCTCATCGAACGTCTTGGCCTCGGTGCCCTCCTGGGGCTTCTCGTCGGGCTTCGGCGTTCCAGGCGTCTCGGGGGTGGGTTGTTCGGACATGGACCCTCCTGGGGTTTTGTGCTTACCAGTCACCAGGACTGGGGGTATAAGTGGCGTCAGAACGCCGGTACCGCGTCACAGCGGCAATGGTCATGCGCGGGGAAGTCGTAACCCTCGGTGTAGTGGATCTCCCCGTCTAAGTACTGTTGGCACCAAGCACACTCACCAACACCCACACGGCGCCACCCTTGCGCGCCAGGGTCAGCGAACGCCGACTCCGTGACAGTCTCACGCGCCCCGTTAGCGATACGACGCTGCAAACCGCCATCGACAAGGACACGCGAACTCTCCCAGTCAGGCTCAGCAGCGTACAACGGGCCAACAGCCCACCGCGCCAACTCCTCAGCGCCCAAACGGTCCACGCTCCCAGGGATAGCCCGGAACGCGCCACGCGCACCGGCGTCGTCGCGCAACCCGTCGTAAATGTCAGCAGCCACAGCCACCGACGCCAACGTATACGTTGCGACCAACGCCGGTAGCACGTCCAACAGGCCAGACTTGGCCTCGTCGGGACTCTGCAACTCCCGCCAGAGAGTGTCCAGGTCGGCGGTCGCCAAGTCCGTCAGGTCAGCGACCGACTCACGCAACTGGAGCGGCGTCGCCACGTTCATCCCGTACACGCTGCGCCGACTGGTTCAGAATCCCCAACACGTTACCCGTGCCCTGAGTCCTGCGCTTGTCCGCAGCGACCTGCCGTTGCTCAGCCGGCGTCAAACCCAGGCGGTCATACGTCACCGACGAATCAGCCGGAAGAATCGGGTTATCACCCTGCGTCAACTTCAACGCCTCATCAGCAGCAGCACTGCGCGTCGGCGTAGCAGCCTCACGCCACTTCGTGGACACACCACGGTAATCGTCCGGGATCGAACCGTCACGGACCAACAAAACCAACCCGCCAACCTGCGACCACGACCGACCGAAGGTGGTTTGCCTACGCTCGGCGCGTGTCACCAGGCGTGACTCCAGGGCACGGATCGCGTCAGCAGACGGTGCCACGTCAGCCTGCAAACCCATGTAAGAAACGGGCATCCCAGCCTCACCACACAACGACTGAGCCAACCCACGCAACTGGTCCAAGAACGGCGCCGGCGACGCAGCTGAGAACTGCCCAAACTTGGCCTCCGGGGCCTCCGTGTTGTCAGGGTCAAACGGTGCCACCAACATGTGGCCCTGGATCGCGTCCCAACCCGTGATGTCGCCACCGTCGTTCGCGGTGAAAGCGTCCTCAGCGACGTTCACAGCCCACCGTTGCGGCGTCGTGTAAAACTCCCGGTTCAACTCCATCGCAAACATGGTCCGCACAGCCTGATCCGCCAACGACCGGATCGGCGCCGTGATCTCAGAACGCCCCACAGCGTTGGTGCTGGCACGGTTCTCGAACTGCACCACCGGCACACGGCCCAAACGGTGCTGGTCACGGTCAACCACAACCCAACGACCGGACGGGTTCTCCCGCTCCAACCAGACCGTCTCGGACTCTTTGTAGAGCGTGGCCTCCGTCACCACATGGCCCTGCGTGACCGTCGAAAACGCGGCCCGCAAACGACGCTTCCGCGCATCCCACAACCCCGTCATATTCCGGGGCGAATGCACCGTCACCAAAGGCGAAGGCTCATCAGCGTCACCAGCACCGACAACCACGAACGACGTCCCATAAATCAGCGCGTCAAGATGCGCCAACCCCGCGTCGATCTCCAACGCGTTATCCTGGAACACGTCATCCAAACCGTACGTGTCACCCTCCGAGGTCCACCCGTAAAACTGTAGGCGCTCCTCCAACACATCAACAGGCGTGCCACCCCAACCACACCGGATGTCAAGACCCTCAAACGACCTCGGCACCGCAATACCAAGCATCTGCGGCTTGTGCACACCGTCGTAATAGTCCCGTTTGATCTTGTTGACACGCTCAAAGTTCTGCAACGACACGCTCATCCGCCCGACCAGCTCAGCGTCCTCGTCAGAGAGGCCAGTGAGAGTCAGGTACGAAAATGGGACAACGCTCACAGAACCTTCACTCTCCTACCTTTGCTCGGTGCTGATGGGCGTTTCACTGTCGTATTCTGAGCGCCCCACAGGGCGTATGTCGCGGACTGCACCGGCGTGATATCTGCTGTGGCCGTCTTACGGGAGAACACCCACATGCCAGAATCGTTCTGGTAGGCCCGCTTGCCGGCGGTCTTAACCGCCGTGTCCATCTCCGGTTGCCCAACGTGACGCAACCACCCGGTGACAGTCCCATCGAGCACACGCGAGCACGCGGAAGCCAATTCTGCTGACTTCAACGGGGTCACCGCGACCTTCGTGCCACGGAAACGCCACTTGCCATTCGTGGTCTGCTCCAACAGTGCCTGTATCGGACCGGCAACATCGACCACGACTGCACGGATCTGCGGGTTAGCCTCAACCAGCCACGACACGTAGGCAGTCACCCACGCGCCGCCATTGCGCCGCTCCTCTAGTTGCACATGCCAGTCGCCGTCCTCACGCTGACCAGCAACCGAGATCGAAGCGGTTGCCAGGTCGGGTCCGACCTCAACACCAAGAGCGAAACTGTCAACGGGGAACGACTTAGGGTCAACACGGTCCTGCCACGCGTCATACGGGATGACACCCCGCTCCGACACGCTAGACCACATGCCCAAACGCTCACGAGCGAACTGCGCATCATCCATCGCCGCCCGGTCATCCGCGCAAGCCTCCAACGAAATCCGGATACCGAACGCCGGGTTAGCCTTCGCCCAAACCTCCGGGTCATCCAAATCGTCATGATCGTCAGCGGACCACTCCAACCAACAATGACGCGCCTTCCTCGCCTTCGCTGACTCACGCACCCGAGTGAACGCGAACGGGTCATCACCTTCAGTCGGCGGCGTCCCAAACAACCAAAGTTGCGGGTTCGGCATCGCCGACATCGTAGGGACAATCGACCCCCATGCGTCCTTCCCCAAAATCTGGCCCTCATCCAGCAGGAGACAATCAGCAGAGAACCCGCGAGAACCACTCTTCCGTCTGGCCTTCACCTTGATCGTTTGACGATCAAGGCCCCTACCGAAAGACATGAACTCACGGTTAATAGCGTCCATCCGGCCAGTCACACGCGCCAACAACGACGGGTTATCCTCAACCACATCCACCAGGCGCGTCCAAACCAGGCGCGCCGCGTCAGCCTCGTGAGCCGAGATAATAATCATCTTCTCACCAAACAACAACACACCCGCCAGTGCTCGGGCCACAATCAACTGAGACTTGCCGTTCTGCCGAGGAACACTCAACCCCACAAACCTGGAAGCCCACCGGCCATCGCTCCGCTCCCCCATCGCAGCCTCTAAAGCCTGCTCCTGCCAATCATCCAACGGCATCCCCAACGACGCCATCAGATCAGCAACATCCTCCCAAGAATTATCCCGAGCGCTTGGCGCGACCCTTACCAGTGGCGGTGCGGGACCGTCGAGCATCACGGCGCTTGGCGATCTCATCAACCGAATCGCCCTTCTGCTCGGCAGGTGTCACACTCTTGATGAGCTTCAGCGTGGACTCCAGCCGCGTGTAGAGCGCGGCCTTGTCCCTCATCGACTCACACTCACCCAGATCAGCCACGATGGCATCACGGGTGGCATGCAACGCAGCCAGGTAGTCACCAGAAGTCACGGCAGACAAGTCGCTCATCGGCCGGCCTCCTGTGGATTCAAGCTCTGTGTGTGAC